CCCATCCCCCGCCCACCCTACCATACTGTCGGATTTTCCAACACCTACTACATATAGTATGTTCGGCTATTCCACAAGCCTATAAATCATCAACCCTACTATTAGTAGTATGCCCAACACTATAAATCAGCAGGGACCGAGTTTTAGTATTCCCCATTCCGCTAATACACTACATATAGTATGCTCTAGTTGCCAAGTACTATAAATCGACAATGCGCTAAATGATTTATAGTATTCTCGAACCCGCTAACATGCTTAATGAATACTATAAACCGCTAACATGCTTGGTGAATACTATAAACCGCCAATATGCTTATCGATTTATAGTGTTATGGAAGCCGAGGAATATACAGGGGTAGGGGTGGAGAGGGGGGGCTTCTGCTTAGCGCCGGATATTACATTTTCACGTTTTCAATAAAAAAACATTATCTTGTCGTGGTGCCGTTGGAAAGGTAAATTTTATACCGATAACAGCGCGTGATGGAAAGCCGCCGGAGGGAATCGAACCCTCGTTCGCTGATTACAGGTCAGCAGTACTACCGTTGTACGACGGCGGCATGAAAAGCTGCGGGAGCAGGACTCGAACCTGCATAAGTCGGATTAACAATCCGGTGCTTTACCATTAAGCTATCCCGCATCCTGTATCTAAATAACGTACATGAGTGGTACAAAAATGGGTACATTTTTAGTAACAAGTGGACCATGACTTGGAAAATTCTTCATAAATCTTTACGGATTTGGGCCTTCCAGTTCTATAATACTATAAATCGCCCTAAGTACTTGTCTCCCTTCGGGTTACAAGGCGTACTCCAAGCGAGGAGTGAGTGAATTGAGTCAAATTTGAATTGGTACAATTCTGAATAGCTTGCATTTGCAATAAAAACATATTATTTTATCACGAGGGGTGCCCGGAGGTCACGAGCGGAAGAGGCTCGCCTGAGAGATTCATATGTACCCTCGGCCCTGAAAGATTAATATGTACCGCCCGCCGGAATGCAGCAGTCTACCTGAACGTTAGGGAGAGTACGAAGGAGGAAGACATGTCTAAAAAGAAAAACGTCGCCTATGAGACCTTGAAACACTTCCCACCCGTGGTTGCTAAGAGGGCTCTTAAAGCCTCGGCCTTTTGTTTAAATGGAGCATATGTAGATCGTAAATCAGGTATTGGCTGACCGGCCTTTGTTGGCCTTGGTCTAAAGGCCAGACGACAAAAGGGTTATTTTGACGCGCCAGTGCAGGCTGACGACCTGTGTGATAATCTAACATCGGATGCAGCTACTAAAGCCGGTGTAGACGACAGGCCTGGTGTTTATGCAGCAGACCTAAGAGAACTCAGTGAGAAACAGGTCCGCAAAGCACTATGCATTGCGGCCAAGAGAATTGCTGTTGCCAGAGGAGATAAAACATGAAGATGCTGCGTGAATATCTAAAGCCTGGGCTGCGAGTAAAGAATTTAATATCAGGATCAATTTTCAAGCTCATCCGCCTCGAAGGGCGGGATATGACGGTCTGGTTTAATGAGACAACACAAGTTGAAACGGCTGGTGTCACAGGCCCTAATGACCCTGGTTGGGTGGATTTTGAACTCATAGAGCTTCCTCCTGATTCTGCCCCACTCCCCAAGAACTTTATGGGCTGCCACTGCTCCCCAATCCTGCCTATTGTGATGGGGATTGAGCCTCATAATCCGAATTGCCCGGATGCGAAGAAAGGGAAGAAATGACCCAAGAAGAAGCAAAGAATATCATCACCCTAGTTCTACGGAATCATATGACTTCTGAACGTCGATCGAATCTGAGGTATCACTTGAGAAATAAAACCCGTGTGCTTTGCGGAAATGAGGCGAACCTATTGACTGACGGTTCGGGCGGAGGATGACCTGTTGTTCTTATGAGTACTCGTGAAGTACCAAAAGTTAGAACGACCTTTATTGCCACTTATGTAACGAAATTCAAAGATATGTACATTTTACTTCGAGAACTAAGCAATAGCAGGATTTTTTCGATAACATATGTAAACGCCCTGTGTGCGGCTAATGAGCACACAGTAACAGCCGCTATTCGTAAGGCCATCCGTGAGTGACGAACACTGCGAAGGGAAGCATTGCCGAAGTCAACTCGTTCAGATATATGTGATTAGGCAGAACAGAAAGTATGGTCTGTGCTGGGAGTGTTGGAATAAGGAATGTACCGAGTCTGGATCGGCAACAGGAATGCCGATTGAAGTAGATAAGGAGAAACCATGAGTATTTGCCGAGCTATCACCGAAGAACCGGAATTCTGTGGAGAACACAACCAGTTTTGGCCCCTTTGTATGAAACAGAAAGAGGCCGAGGTCGAGAGGCTGAGGGGGGGTGCTTCGAGCCATGTTGGAGGTTTGCGGGGATGAAGATTGTCGTCTCGGTCACCACGGCCTGTGTCAGGCAAACTTCTCTTTGTGGTTCTATTTTCGGAGACGTAAATGATGCTTGAGAAGATTGTTGTTGTAGGAATGTGGGCCGTTATAGTGTTGGGAATACTAATAGCATTAATAGCTCTCCTGGGATAACATGGGCCGCAGAGCTAAACTCCTTATCCGGGTATGGGAATTCAAAGATGCTCCTGTCTACTTCCGTCGCCTGAGCACTAACGGCGGGGATGAAGACTGGATCGTAGTTGTGCCGCCTGGGTTTTTTCAGGATGGTATAACTCCTGAATGGATCAGAAAAATGGATAGTTGTGGGGAACCGCAGATTATCCAGATGGCTAACGGTTATACGGTTTATATTGGGAGTCATGCGTAATGATGGAAATACGATTTGTGTCTGCTGCTTATGGCCTTATCCGGCACACTAAGCATTGTGAGATGTTCCTGATCGGTGGGCCAGGACGCCCCGATTGGCCTGTTGATCCTTTCAAGCCTGTGCCAATCTCATATCTATCAGAAGATATGATGAAGTTGAAAGACATGCGGGCTGTGGCCGAGAAGCAGTATCCAAACGATCTAGTGGTCCTTATTCGTTTTGATATTGCAGGTCGCCTAGACCTATCAAAAAAGGAAAATTAAGGTGCCGTTTCATCTAATAGCCTCGACGATCCCGCCCAGGCGTATTCGAGGTAAGACCCCTGTAAGTATCGGGGCGGCGAGAATAAACAGGGGAATGTCTGTGAGCGTGCTATACCGGGTAGCGCAGAAACCAGACAATGGCACCCTTTATTTTGATGATTTATAGGAGGAGACTCCATGACACGCGAAGAAATTCTGACGGCTATCAGAGACGGAAAATCCCTATCCGGGGCCGACCTTCACGAGGCCGACCTATCCGGGGCCATCCTATCCGGGGCCGACCTGCACTGGGCCAATCTGTACGGGGCCAATCTGTACGGGGCCAATCTACGCGGGGCCAACCTGTCCGGGGCCGACCTACGCCGGGCCGACCTACGCGGGGCCAACCTGCCCGGGGCCGACCTATCCGGGGCCACCCTATCCAAGGCCGACTTACGCGGGGCCGTCCTGTTCGGAGCCGACCTGCGCTGGGCCGACCTTCACGAGGCCGACCTATCTAAGGCCAACCTATCCGAGGCCAACCTGTCCGAGGCCAACCTGTCCGAGGCCAACCTGTCCGAGGCCAACCTGTCCGGGGCCAACCTGTCCGGGGCCAGCTTGGTCAGAGCTACACTGTGCAATGCAAACCTAGATGGGGCCGTTATTTCATATCGTGGAAAATTAGTGACGGTTAAGTTCGAACCACGCTAGCGCCAACTTATTTTGGCAGTCGGCTTAGCCACGCGATGATCGTCTCAACGGGACAACCAAGAGACCTATCGGCTTGTGAAATAAACATCATCTGAGTAATGCCGACTAACTCTCCAGAGTAGTAATCCACCACCGGCCCACCCGAGTACCCCGGCGAAACTGTTGCTGAATACTCCATCTGCTGTGCCTCGTAGCTTGTAACTGTCCCAACAACCGTAGCGACCGGCAAGCGGCCCCGCCAGTTGTAATAACTGACCCCGCCCACGATCACCAGCCCCCGGACAGGGGCGTTCAGAGGAGACATTTTCAGATTGGGCAAAAAGGCTTTAACATGAAGAAGGGCTAGGTCATAGTCACCGGAATCTGCGATTAACTTAGCTTCCAGTGTTGTATATCTCCCGGCCTCCCCCCAGGCCACAATGAAATGATCTTCTGAATTATCAGTGACATGTTTGGCGGTAAGAATATAGCTACCTTCCTTTGAGTGGCCTATACACACCCCGGTTCCGTTCTGATCGACAATCACGCTTGTTCGCTTAATCATCTCCAAGACTTTTCGTAGTGGGACTTCGGTTGTGCGAACTTCTACAATTGCCGTGACTGGAGGCGTGCTGATACCCAAACCCAATCCGAAGAATGCTGCCATCAATAGAAAGATAGGTTTCATAAGTTCCTCACTTTCTACCTTTATGATATACTACAGCCGTGACGGATTCCTGCGTAGTGCCCGCCTTTTTGTGGATGGTCTTCCTGCTCTGTATGATGTTGTTCGGGGCTGGATTGATCTTGAACGACCACGGCGGGTTAGGGGGCTGGTTTGTATGGGGGTTGTTTGTGGTGGGTCTATGCTCCGGCATTGGGGCGATCTTGACAACGATTCTCGCTATCTGGGACTTGTTTAGGTATCGATGATGGATTTACTTGGTTTAGAACATAAGAGACGAGGCCGCAAGAAAGGCGAGACTGGCAATCCTAATGGTCGCCCGCGTGTGCGGCATTTCACCGAGGTTGTCCGCAGCAAGACCCGAAACGGCAAGGTTCTAATTGAGATGGCCTTACGCATTATCGAGAGTGCCGAAGCAAAAGATGCTGACAAACTGCGGGCGGCGGAATTTTTAGCCTCTTACGGCTGGGGCCGTCCTGTGCAGATGATGGGAATTTCGTCTGCGGACGATGTGAAAGGTCTTCTTGGGCTTATGGAGAAGTTCAAGAAGATGAAGGCCCAGGAAAAAGAAGCAGGAAAACTGGATGTCAAAGAAGCGGAATACCGTGTCGTGGACGACAGTAAGCCAGAGGGAACTGGCGAGTCTGTTAGCCCGAATCCGTAAAGACCCTTTATTCTTCATCCGAGAGGTTGTTGGGGATAACCCAATTCCTCCGCAAGAGAGGGTCTTACGAGAGTTGGGGCCTCGGATGGCAATTCGGGGGGCGCACGGTGTTGGTAAGGACTGGATGGCGGCGCGGATTGCGTGGTGGTTCCGAGTGGCCTATGCTCCAGCGAACATCTATCTCACCGGCCCCTCCGAGACCCAGGTTCGAGACGTGATTTGGCAGGAAATCAAGAAGGTCGCAGAGAAGTGCAAGAGTCGCGGGTTTGATTTCGGCGGTATTTGGAAAGACCTGTATCACGAAACGAAAGACTCGTTCATGCGGGCCTTCGTTGCCAAACAGGCAGAAAATATTCAGGGTCGTCACGCCGAGAATCAACTAATCATCCTTGACGAAGCAAGCGGTATTCCGAGAGAAATCTATGACGCCGCGCTGTCCCTTATGACGGGACCGAATAACTGGGTCATTGCTATCTCCAACCCGACATTTGACCCCGGCGGGTGGTTTCCTGAACTTTTTACAGTCCATGCTGGAAACTGGAAGCGGTTTCATTTCGATGGCTATGAAATTGCAAATCACAAGGTGCCGGGGCTGATTTCTTGGGAATGGATTAAGGAACGGGAAGAAGAATGGGGCAAAGACAGCCAGCTTGCGCTTGCCAAGATTAGGGGCGAGTTCCCGACCGAATCGGCGGATACGCTGATTCCGCTGGCTTGGATCGAGCGAGCAATCCTGCGGAGCAAAGAAAAGCATGAGCCCACAAAGAACGCGACCCTCGGATGCGATGTGGCCCGGCGTGGCTCGAACGAGACCGTCATTGCGATTGCCGAGGGAAACCGAGTCATACGTCTTGTGGTTCGGCAGGGCCAAGACCTGATGGCAACCTGTGGAGAGATTATTGCACTGGCCCGAGACTATGATATCCCCGCCGAGAACTGGCGTATTGACGATACCGGCCTGGGCGGGGGTCTGACAGATAGATTGAAGGAACTCAAGCATTACATCATGCCGATTAACTTTGGCTCAAAACCGAGAGAGGAAGAGAAGTTCTTGAATGCCCGCGCCGAGATGTATTGGCAGGTGCGGGAACTGTGCCGCCTGGGTTTATCGGTATTTCCAGACGACAGATTCATTATTAGGGACTTTTCCAGTGTCCGATATCAGTTCGATTCGGCGGGCCGGATCAAGATGGAAGACAAGGATCACATGTGCGCGAGGCTTGGATTCTCTCCTGATCGGGCTGACGCGATTTGTCTCGCACTTGCACCGGCTGAGGCAGTTAGGCTATACTCTGGTAAGTCGAATATGGGACTTTTGCGTTTCTATGAACGTATGGTTGAGAAGTTGAATATCACGAAGGAGCCTCTAACTACCAAGCCAGCCACGGAGATACCGGGGGCGGCAGAACTTTTGAGGAACTAACATGTCTCAGGAAATCATTCTCAACGCAATGGTGATGGATCGAAACGACTCCACTGGAGCCCTTTCACCTGCTGCGTCGGAGCAGGGGGCGCGTCTTCGTCGAGACTCGGACGGCAATGTTGATCTCTTGCTGGTTAATCAGGACGGGTCGTTGGATTCTCATCGACTGTTCGGAGAGTATGCCGAAGAGTACGATTCGGCAGGCTCGTTCCAGGTCTTCCCGGTTGATCTAACTCTCGGCGCGTCGGCTGGGGCCGCTGACCCCGATACTGACTTTCTTGCGCCGATCATGGGCAATGTGTTGGGCGCTGATCTTACAAAGGCCGGAAACTACATTGCTGGGTTGATTGGAGCCTATTCGATTACCGGCGTTCGTGGTTCATCGTATCCTCTCGCTGCCGTCATGGGTATCGTGATGGATGGGGCCGATGATCTGGACGCGGCGGTGCTGGCTGTTCTGGATGGAGACAGCGGCGCGTCTACCAAGGCTCGGGCCGCGTTTGCCGTCATGAACAACAACTCGACCGCCTCGAACAAGTTCAGCTTCGGTCTTGATCTGGCAAGTGACGCTCGTGATGGGTATCTGGCGGTTGCTTATGCAACTGCGGATATTCGTCTTGCCAAGAAGAATGTCATTATCTCTGGTTCGGGCGCTCCTAGCGCGGGCGCGGGAGTGGCTGCGCCTGTGGGTTCCCTCTTTGTTCGGTCTGACCCTGCTGACGCGGATACCGTGCTTTATGTGAAGCATGGCGCGATGGACACGGCCTGGACTCCGCTTACCTCTACATAAGGAGATGCAATGGACGACTTGACGCTTGCTGAGTTGGAGTATCTGAAACGGCTATGCGAGGCCGAAGGACGAGTGATCGATATGATTATGACTCGTATTCCCCAGCTTCGTGTTTCCGTCGCCAGGGCACAGGCAGCGGCGCTGGCTTACAAGCTGGAACTGCTGATGGCCGAGAGGAGAAAAGCCGATGGCAAAACCGAGACTGTTAGGACTGATACACAAAAGGACAGCGCCGGGGACTGATGATCTCTTTGATGAATCTATAGTTCCTTCCTACAAATCCTCGGCTTTTCGTATTACAGCTATCCTGGGTGGTAATAGCACGCTGAAAGTTTCAGTCAAGGGAGACGCCGCCGACTTTAACGCCAGCGTAGCTCTTGTGGCAAACCGTGTCTACACATTCGTTATGGGTGCAACCTCTAACTTGGAGTATAACTTCCGTTTGGGCTCAGACGTGACGATCATTCTTCTTCAGATTGACGAAATTTCCAGTGAGGCGCTGTAATGTTCGGGCCAGCGCAGGGACAGTTTGCGGTCACAGTCGCGCCGGAAGTTATCCCAATCGAAGATTTGATGGATGTTGATCTTACAGCAGTTGCGGATAAAGACTATCTTCGCTATGACTCGGCGGCGGCAAACTTCAAAAATATCTCAGTCGGTACACTCTTATCTGATCTCTTGAGTGTGGATGGGGCCGGAAGCGGGCTGGATTCTGACCTGCTAGATGGTCTTAATTCAACCGCATTCTTTATTCTGGCGGGACAGGCGGGTGGGCAGACAGCCAAGGGAGGAACGGCTGCAAGCGAAAATCTCACGCTCATGAGCACGGCACATGCCACGAAAGGCAAAATACTGTTTGGTACAAGTGCTTATGACGAAGTGAACGACCGGCTGGGTATACGGACAGCTTCACCAGATTATGACGTACATGTTGTAGCCAACCCCGCGCTAGATCATCACGGCTTTATGGCGGAAGTCCGCAGTAACTCCAATGACTCGCCAGACTTTGCCGGTCAGCGGGCTCGTGTCGGACCTGCGGTGGTTCAGAATGGAGATTTTCTAGTTACCCTTGTGGGCCTTGGCTATCATGGCACTGGCTTTAGCTACCAGGGAATGATTCAAGTCATCGCCGCAGAAACATGGTCCGCTACGAATCGAGGAGCCTATCTTAGTTTTACTACTACGCCCACGGCATCTATTACGCGGGCGGAAATCTGGCGGATGGGCACAAACGGGTCGCTCGAAATGCAGGGCGACTATGATATTATTCCTGCCACAAGTGGCCAGGGCGAGGTTGGTACATTAGCAAAACGATTCGGAAGTGCTTATATCAATCTCATGCAGGTGGGTGACGAAATTGCGTTTGATGACGACGCGGCTGACCCAACAGCGGCGGGTCGCCTACGGCGAAACGGCACGTCGCTTAAGTACCATGACGGAACGGCGGCGCGGTCCCTGTTTAACAAGATTCGGAAGAATTCTGCGGGCATCATATATAGCAATCCGCAGATCAACTTCATCGAAGGGACCAATATTACCATCACAATCGCAGCGGATGACCCCGGCGGCGAGACGGACGTTACCATCGCGGCTTCAGGTGGAGGTGGCACTCCGGGTGGTGCGGACACCCAGGTCCAGTTCAATGACGCCGGGGTATTCGGCGGCGACGATGATCTGACGTGGAATAATACCAACGAGATTTTGACAATCGGTGCGGCGGCCCCCCAGCTTAAATTCAAATCTACAACTCTTGGCGGTGGTTCTGACACGGACAATCACTTTTCCATCACTGCTACATATCCTTCGACACTTACCAACCGAATCTTCGGGGTCTTGATCGACTTTACTTCCGCAGGCAGCAGCAGTTTCGCTGTCTTCGGCGCTCGATTGATTGTTCGAGCGGGATACACAGGTTCCAGCCAAACCACAGCCCTTGAAGTTATCAATAATATGGCTGGTGCAGGTACAAGCGCAATCCTTAATGGTGGGTTTACGGCGGATTTTGCGGGAAGTTTTCAGTGCACGCCTACCGCAACGGTTGGAACGACCGTTGGGCTATTGGGCCTGTCGCGTGGGGGCGATCTTCAATTCGGTGTAGTGGGCGAGTGCGATACCGACAAGTCAGGCGCGACAATGATCGGGGTGGCCGGGGTCGTGGTTGATGCCGTCGATGGGGTTCGAATCGGTGGATATTTCCGGCTTGGTCTTGCCTCCCCAACGCACGGCACCAGCGCGGCGCTGATCGCGGATAACGGAAGCACAACGGCTGACGTGTTCATTGCTCGTGATAATGCCACTGCCATTTTCCGGGTTACGGATAAGGGCAACATTGTTTGTACAGACGGAGTTCGTGCACTCAACGCAACAGATGGATTCATTTACATTCCAACTGTCGCTGGAACTCCGGTTGGAGCCCCGACCGCGTTTGCGGGAGGCGTGGCGATGATTTTTGACACTACCAATAATAAACTGTATATCTATGATGGTGGATGGATTAGTGTGACTCTATCCTAATTTTTAGGTGAACTATGCCCGACGAGAACGACCCAAAACTAGAACCTGGGGAACTTTCCCGTTATATGGATTCCGAATCTGACGACGGAATAACGGATGAGAAGTTCGCTGACTATCTCCGTATTCGGTACGAGCAGATTCTTCAGGAGTACCAGCAGCTTAAAATGCAACTGCGCGAAGCCGAAGGCGCAAAACGGGACGACATTAAAGACCGTCTTCGGCATGTTCTGGAACAGAATTACAAAAGTCGTAAGTATGTTGTTCGAGAACTGCGAAAGCGCGGTGTAGAGATTAAGGATCAGTTTATTGTTAATTAAGGATACAAGTGCCTGCTTCTGCTGATCCACGATCTCAGCCTACTGGACCGATGGGCTGGCTACGGGGCATCATGACTCGTTTTCAACGAGTTTTTCTAGGTCGTGATGCGTGGCTTACCGGCTATACGCCCCTGGCTCCTAAAGAACCATTAGGTGAAGCGCCCCGCAGATTGCAGTATCCTCCAGGTTATAACATCCAGATACAACCTCGCGCTAATCAAGCTATCACGTTTCCGCAGCTTCGGAATCTGGCGGATTCGTGCGATCTGGTCAGGATTGTTCTTGAACGACTGAAGAATGCCATCATCGCAGATGAATGGGATATCGTGCCCCGCGAAGACGATCAGACTGTTCCAGAGTTTGTCATTACCAAAATGAAACAATTTTGGGACAAGCCCGACAAGCGGCATCAGTGGGATGAGTGGCTGTCAATGGTCCTTGAGGAAGTATTGGTGATTGATGCTCTATCTGTTTATGTCAATCGAACTCGCGGCGGTTCTGTGCATGGCTTTGATATTGTGGACGGCGCAACGATCAAGCCCCTCATCGATTCGTATGGATATGAACCTGATCCACCGACCCCGGCATACCAGCAATTCCTCTACGGAGTCCCGTATGTAGCTCTGACGAAGGAAGAATTATGCTACCGCCCGAAGAATCGGCGGGCGAATAGCTTGTATGGATTCTCACCGATAGAGCAGATCGTATTAACGGTTAATATGGCCATTAGGCGTTGGCTCTACAATCTCAACCAGTTTAATGAGGGTAATGTTCCTACGGGCACAATGTCCATGCCGGAGAATTGGGGCGCGGAAGAGATTGAGAAATTCCAAACACTGTGGGACGCAATGTTGGCTGGAGACCCAAAGTTACGCTCTCGCGTAAGGATGGTGCCTCATGGGTCGGAGCTTAAAAAGTTCAAGGATGATGAAGTCTTTGGTCTGCATAATGCGTTTGACGAATGGATGGCGCGTATCATATGTTACGCTTTCGGGGTGGACTACTCTTCGTTCGTTGCTCAATCCAATCGTTCGTCGGCTGAAACATCTGAAAGAAAAGAGCAAGAGCAAGGTCTTGCGGGCTATCGACTCTATCTTCAGAGACTTGTGAACAAGTTGATTTGGGAGCATATGGGGGAGGGCCGCGTTAAGTTCAAATGGATTACCGACCATAGCTACGACGCGAAGCTCAAGATTCAGCGTAATGTGTCTTATGTGCAGGCAGGGATTTACCTTGTAGATGAAGTTCGTTCCGAAGAAGGCAAGATGCCGATTGCTCAGGCCGCGAAAGAATATGGAGTTGAAGTACCTGCGCCAGGCGGTGCGGTAGCGGCAAGGGGAATAGCCCAGCCTAGACACGGTATCAGTCCCAACTCGGAAGAACCCGCCCGGCCCCACACGGACCTGGAGGAGTCTGGAGAGGAAGACCGTCTGGAAGAAATGGATCGTTTTGAGCGCAAGATGCTGAAAGACGCCAAAGCTGGGCGCAAGTCGTACCGCGCATTTGAGAATGAGTACATTCCTGATGCTATGATTGCATCCATTATGGGCGACTTGAAAAAGGGTCCAATGACTGTAGAGTATGTTAAAGACGTGTTTGGTAAGTATCGATGAGCGATGTAAGACTGAACTTTCCGATTCTCAAGCTCGACGAGGAAAAGCGGGAAGTGTGGGGATACGCGACAACCGAGGCTCTCGATAAGCAGAATGAAATTGTCGAGTTTGAAGCCTCTAGGAAAGCCTTTGACGAATGGACTTCCCGCATGAGCAAGACAACCGGGGGTGAATCCCTGGGTAACGTTAGAGAACTACACCAGCCAAAGGCAGTCGGAAAATTGATTTCGTACCAGCCCATCAAGGAAAAACGGGGTATTTGGGTGGGGGTTAAGCTATCCAACAGCGACGATGGCCGTAATGCGCTTCAGAAGGTCAAGGAGAGGGTTCTAACCGGCTTTTCTATTGGGGGCACAAAAGCCAAGCGGGAGCCTTATATTGATCTGGCTACGAATACAGTGATCCAGCGGGTTACAGAGTACACAATGGCGGAGCTATCTCTTGTAGATAATATGGCTAATGATGACTGCGCCGTTAAGCTGGTCAAGGGCGAAATTCCCTCCCCAGTCTTAGAGCAGGCCGAAATGACCGCTCCCTCCAGGGTAACTCTCGAAGTATCCTCGCCAAAGGGTCGTGTTATCATCGAGTGTGACCCTGATGATATTCGGATTACCAAGGCTCTTGAGGCCGCGCCCGTAAAAGACTCAAAAAAGCCCGATACGCCACTTGACCCATCGGGAATGGAGAAGTATAGTAAAGATGATTTGAAGGGAACGCCAATGTCCGAAGACACGAAGAAAGCCGTTGATCCGGCGGTCGAAATGCGGCCTGCCCCGGAACCTCCGAAGAAGGATGATGCTGTAAAGGCCGATGACGACATGTGCCCGGAGCATAAGAAAGCCCGTAAAGAGTGTGCGGATATGCACAAAGCTAACCCTGAACCACAAAAGTCGAACGAGCCTGATATTCGGAAAATGGTAGGCGAGGAGCTTATCAAGGCGCAGGAGATGTTCAAAGGTCTTCTCTCTCCGCTGGTGGATAGACTGGCGAAGCTGGAGAAGATGGAGGAACGTCTCGCCAAGATCGAAGCCCAGCCGCTTCCTCCGAAAGTCAAGGTGTTCGCTGTGGAAAAGGGCGCTAATTTGCCTGATGAAACGATGGCCTCTGAAGAGGCGCTGCTTGAAAAGGCGTTGGCTAAGATCAACGATCCTGTGGCGCGAGATCATGTGAGTCGCGTCCTTGCGGCTGCCGAGATTAAGAGGGCGCAGGCAAAACACTAATAGGAGAATAAACCATGTCTAATCAATTGGCTGCGACAATTACGCAGGAAACAATCGATCTTGCGAAGGATGCCTTTAACAAGGGTCCGCAGATTCAGCCAGGCGAAGTCAGAAAGGCTGGCCTCAATTTGGCCGAGAATCTGGTCGGTATTAACCTTGAGGCTCCTTCCAAGAAACTCTTCCCGGTCTACTCGCCTCTTCGTAACCGCATTGCCCGTAAGCAGGAATCAATCGGGTCTACTGCGGTTCAGTGGCGAGAAATCTCCGCGATCAACGCCAATAAGCTGTGGGCTGGCGTTGCGGAGAATACCCGTAACTCGTTCAATACTACAACGACTGCAAGCCGTACCGCGTCGTATGTCACTCTTGGACATGATGATTCTGTGGGCTTTGAGGCTCTCTGGTCTTCGAAGATGTTCGAGGATGTCCGTGCTGTGGCGGCTCTTAACCTGCTCTACTCGGTGATGATCTCTGAGGAAAAGATGATCCTGGGTGGAAACGCTGTCGCGGTTGCGCCTCCGGCTGCTCCGGCTGGCGTGGCGTCGAATACAGCGGACGGCGCTCTGGCTGCGGGCGATTACAAGGCGAAGATTTCTTCGCTCGTTCTCCGAGGCCATGATCGCGGAGCCAAGGGTATCGTCGGCGGGGCGGATTCGGACGGCGAGAGCCTTCCGTCTGCCGAGTCGGCGGCGGTCACTATTGCTGGTGCCAATGACACAATCACCTGGACCTGGGCGGCTGTCAAGGGCGCTGTGGCCTATAACGTCTACGTCGATAAGGACGGGGGCGGATTCAAGTATCAGACCACAGTGACTAGCTGCAAATTCATCCAAAAGTCATTCGACGCGGCTGGTAACAGCCCGAACGCCAACGACCTTACGGCGGGCGCTAACGACTTTGAAGGCGTTATCGCTCAGATCGAAAAGGCGGCTGGCGGCGACTTTACCGACCTAAAAGGTGCTGCTCTCGCGTCCGATGGCGCGGGTGGAATCGTCGAATTCGACGATGTTCTTCGCCGTCTGTGGGACAATCATCGGCTGGGTCCGACAGCGATTCTTGTCAACGCGCAGGAATCGCAGTCGATCACGAAGTTGATCGGTTCTAGCTCGAACCTCGCTTTCCGAATCTATCTTCGTGATGGGCAGCGGGATATCGTGGGCGGAATCTACGTGTCGGCTTACCTCAACAAGTTCTCTTCGAGCTTCGCTGAGGGTGTGCCGCAGGAGATTCCGATCAAGATTCACCCGTTTCTGCCTGCCTCCTCGATCCTATTCTTGACGGAAAGCCTCCCTTATCCTAATAACCAGGTGCCGAATGCCTGGGAAATGTCGGTGCTTCAGGAGTACACTCAGTACGAGTGGGCTCTGGTGCAGCGCCGGTATGAGTTCGGCATTTACCTTCGTGAAGTTCTCAAGGCGTACTTCCCGAAGTCTAACGCGGCTCTTGTCTGCGTCGGGTCGTAAATAGAGTCTCCTTCGTAAGAGGGGTCTGGAGTAAGACCCCTCCTCAAAGGAGACTATATGCAATGGGAAAAGTTACGGATGCACGGCGATTCTACGCGGACGCGCTGCAAGACCTGGGAGGGCTTCTTGAACAAGCAGGCGCAGGGTCTAATGCAGTTCGTGAAGATGCTATTAAGACGGCGGTGGACCGTTTCTCGGAACGCATTCCTACGGATGCTGTCCAACTCTATAGCACGATTAGTACTGACGGATTCTACAGTTTGCCTACCGATTTCGAGTTGGGTCTTAGCCGTATTGTCAGCATAGAATTTCCAATCGACCAAAACCCGCCCGTGTATATCGCGGAAAAGGCGTGGGGTATCCGCCACACCGAAAGTGCCAGCAAGCTCTACCTGAATCCAAACCCATCAAGTTCCTTCCGGGTCCGTGTTACGAAACGTCATACATATGATGGGGGGGCAGACACAGCGAGTTGGCTGGATGCACACAGCGCCCTTGTCGGCCAATGGGCGGCGGCGATTGCGCTTAATTGGTTTGCTGATCGGTACGGCCATTCGGTTGAATCCAATAACGACGGGGTGAACTGGAGAACCAAGGCCCAGGAGGCGCGGGAGAATGCCAAGATGCTCCTTGCCCGAGTATACGAACAACTTCGGCCCTATGAATTATCGAGATGGTTGGACTTGTCCCCATACCGTATGTCAGCGCAAAGGAGGGTTTAATGCCTCCTGTGATCTCCCGGCCCGATATTGTAGGCCAAATTATGAGGCAACTCGCGCCCAAGATTTACGGGGGTGTTCAATCTGTGCTGGCTTTGCTGAAAGATCGAGTCAAGGAGAATATGCCTGCGCATACCGGAGCCCTGAAACGAGGAATTAAAAAAGCCGCCCATCGGACGATATGGGGGGCGTGGGGAGAAGTTTATTCAACCGGGGTTAAGGCTCATGTTTTTGAAGCGAATCCCCCCGCTTCATGGACTAAACTACCGGATGTTGACCGCCTGGAACGTTGGGTAAACGAGGTAAAGGGTGAGCAAGGTTCTAAAGGCCGGAAGGCGGCCTGGGCTATCGCCCTATCGATTCTCCGAAAAGGGATTCGAATTCCAACACGCGCCGATAAAGGACAAATGTACACTCGCGCCGCCGAGTGGTTTAGGCTGAATTCTCCAGCCGTTGCTCATGCCTTTAAGGACGGTTGGCTTGGAAAAGGAATAGCCCGATGGCTCTGATACCCACCATTGTTTCGGTTCGGTCGGCCATCAAGTCTGAACTTCAGACTGCGGTTACTGCCTCGGTGCCTGTGAGCGACTATTTCCGGTGGTTCTTTGACCCAAATAAATTCTTTGAGTTTTTTCGCGTCACAGGAGGAACCACTATTAATGGCTGGGAGTTCGACATCGATGATATCGAGACGGAAGAAGATACTGAACGTTTTAGATTCTTCCATGTAGTGCAGTGGCGATTATTTGGATACTTCGGCGTTAAAGACGCCAGCGCCAGTTCAAAGCTCCTCTCCGATCAAATTGAAACAATTCTTGAAGCATTTGACTTGAACACTGTGGTCTTTGGAATACCCGAGAGACCTGAAAGAGCCCCAAGGCACATCATCGAGGTTAAGCGCGGCAGACAAGATAAGGGCGAGTATAATTGCTGGGTAGCTGAGATGACTCTGAGAACAGAACATATAAAGGTGAAAGCGTCATGACGACACAAACGATCCGATGTGGGCATACCCTGTGGGGCTATTCGGCTGAAGAACTGGCCGCGAATATCGTGACTCACAAATGTTCAAGAATGACTATCTTGAACCGTTTGTTTGCTCAAATGTGGTCTAGGATAATCCCTCGGGTATTGGATGCCGGGGCCGACGACTATCACCTTGGGAAAATCTCTTTATTTTTCTGGTACATATTTTTAACTAAGAAGGTGGCGGTGAAGGACTTTCCTGATGTCATGAAACTGAACCTAAGAGAAACAATGAAACGCATTCAAGAGTATGCTTTCTTAGGAAATCCAGATGCCAACTAGTATTACTGGTGTTCGAAAGTGGTTGGATGTTCGAGGGGCACTACAAGCGCAGGTCGGCTATCAAACTCCAGTAGCGGCCTTTTCAGATGGCTTATGGTTTAAGACTGTGGCCTTCAATGAAGGTGTTTTCAAGAGCGAGTATCAAGGTCTAAACGCGAACAACCAGGAAATCACTCTTGGTCGAGTAATCCAGCGCTTTGAGCCCTGGGTTAGGATCACTGGTATGGTAACGCCCTCGGCTCTACTGACTTTGTTACCGGCGGCGTCCGGTGGATCGTTTAGCGGCGATATCTTGTCCTTTAGTCCAGCGTCCAAATATCTGTCAT